GTGTCCAGCCACGCGTAAGACCGGGGGGGTCAAGGAGACTCCTTAGAGGGGGGTTTTGCCCTGTTTTCATCGCTTGGCTGGTTTGAAGCGCGCGGCGTCGCCTACCGGGAGTCCTGCCCTGATCGCGGCGGCTCGCTTGTGCAGCGCTTGCTTGGTGATGCCATACATCTTTGCGATGACAGGAGCGGACAGACAGCCAGGGAGAGCGAGCGACCAGCGCACGAGCTCGACGTGCCGCCTGAACCGCAGGTCGTCCGTCCGGGCCAGCGCATCGACGAAGGCCTTGAGCATCTCGCCGACGTGCTCGCGTGAGATGAACGCATCGGTCTCGACGCGGGGCTCCTCGGGCTTGGTGGCCCATGCCTGATGGTTCGGGTTGATCTCGAAGATGTGGCGAGGCTGAACCATCTCGCGGTAAGGGATGACGTTGGAGTCCCTCAGCTGCTCCTGCTGTCGCTTGGGCAGGGAATAGAACCAGCGGTCGAAGGAACGAGCGTCGGCCTTGGGGGCCGTGAGGTCGTTCAGTTGGTGCCGTGACACGCATCAGAGGTTCAAGGGATTTGAGGGCGGCGCAACCCTGCAAAGGTTTTGCCATAGGCCGCTGACCAGGTCGAAGGCGATGAGGTGATGCTCTCGCATCCGTCGGACGATGGAGTCGGCTGAGCGTTTGTCGCCGCGGGCACGGTTGGCCTCGACCCTTGCCTTGATGTCCTGCATCGTGAGCTGAGAGGGCCACGAGGCGACGAAGTCACGGAGGACGGTCAGGCGGTCGGCATAGGTTCGCCGGCTGGCCTCGGTGCCGGCCTTGGATCGGGCGAGCATGGCGGGGCGGTCGGCCTGCCACTTTGCTTTCAGCGCCAACTTCCCCGGGATAGTCCACCGAGGGCCGAGACGTCTGGACTTCCTAGGCATGGGACTCGACCCGGTCGGTCTGACTTGGCTGGCTGCTTTCGTTCACCGCGAACGCCCGCCAAACAGGCGGGAGTAGTGAGCGTAGTGAACGTGTTGTATGTATGTATGCCTTTAGGCATACTACTACAACTATGCTTTCTCCTAGGCTTTCTCCACGGGTGGGGTCGGTGGGGGTGAGGGGTCGCATTTGGCTTATAAGGCGTTTTAGTCGTCCGAGGCGGGGAGGGTATAGGCTAGCCCTCAATAACGCCTTGGCGACCCCTTGGAGGGGCTAGGATTGGCCTCCCCGTTGGCGGGTTGGGGTGCGGAGCAGGCCACCCATCGGATTTCCCCGTGGACGGGGCTGTGACGGATGAATATCTCCCCGGCGAACTTGCCGTCAAAGTTCTTGAGGCCAGCGCGGCCTCGGCGCTTGGTCAGGCCGAAGCGGTAGATCGGTTCATCTCCTGGGCATCGCTGGAGCACGGCGCACTCGCGGCTCCAGTTGGTAATCTCGGAAGACCCGAACATGGCATAGGCAAGGTCAGCGGTCGTCTGCCCATCGGTGTCGGCCTTGGACTTCGGTTTGCCCGTGTGGTGCATGAAGACGACGATGACGCCCGTCTCGTTCAGGATTGGCTGGATGGTCTGGCGGAGGAAGGCGGAGGCCTCGGAGGTCTCGGATAGGTCGCACCCTGAGAAGGCCATGAGGGGGTCGACGAAGACGATGTCGGCCCGGTGCTCGATGACTAGGCGGCGCAGCACCTTGCCGAACTCGGTGCCCGTTGCGACGCTCTCGCGGTAGATGGCGAGGCGCTCCTCGATGGCGGCCCGCTCCTCTTGGTCGAGGTGCATCCCGTTGGAGATGTCCTGGAACGACTCGGCGCAATCCCCTAGGTCGTTCTCGGCTTGGATGACGAGCGAGCGCAGGGGGCGTTCGACCTTGATGCCGAAGAAGTCCCGCCCGAGCGTCCAGCTGAGACAGGCCTGCATGAGCAGGGCGGACTTGCCGGTGCCCGCTTGGCCGGCGAGGACGAGGGAGGAGCCGCGGCACAGCCAGCGGTTGCCGATCAGGTTGAACGGGTCGGCCTTGCGGTCGAAGGCGAGCAGGTCGCTGATGGGCATCCTCGCGGGGCCGGCCTTGGGCTTGGAGGCGCCGGCGATGGTCTTCAGTTCGCCCTCGGCGAAGGCGAGCAGGGACTCGGGGTCGGTGGCGGGGTCGGCGACGGCTTGCTGGATGCGGAGATTAACCGACGCTATTCTCCGCAAACGCCCGGTGTTGGCGATGGCCTCGGCCCATGCGCGGTTCAGGGTCGAGAAGCCGACGGCGGTCGTCAGGTCATTGACGAGGACGTGGTCGGCGGACGTGTCGAGGTCGCGGAGGTAGGTCGTGACCGTGATCTCGTCAGGCGTGATGCCCTGGGCGTCGAGCTGCGCGAGGGCGGCGGCGACGTCCTGATGCTTGGGCTCGTAGAAGTCTGAGGGGATGAGTCCCTCGGGTAGAGGGAGCCCGTCGCGGATGAGACAACCGAGCAGGTGCCGCTCGGCGTCGAGGTTGGAAGGAAGGTTCATGCGTGGGGGGAGCGGTTGATGACCGTCGTCCCGTCCAGCGTCAAGACCTTTGCTTTTTAGCCTTCTTACGGACGGGGCCGAAGTAGGGGGCCTGGCGGACGTACTTGCCCGTGTACGAGTGCCGGAGCATGATGCGCTCGATAAGGCCGAGTTTGATGCCCTCGTTCAGATAGCGCTTGGCGCAGGACATCTTGCAGCCCCATCGCTTTTGCCAGTCCTCCAGGGTATGAAAGCCCTCGGGGGGCTTCTCGGCGCGGTTGTGTATCTCGGCGACGATCGCGGCGAGCATGGCGTCGTTGACATTGATGTTCTTGCCTTGGCTCATTTGCGGGGGGAGTAGAAGCGGAGGCCTGTTTGCCAGACCCATTGGTCGCCGACCTTGTGCACGAGCCACGCTTTCCAGTTCGGTCCATCGACCCACCCGGCGACGAACCCCGAGCCCCAGCGGGCGGAGGCGAGGCGGTGGGATGCGTACGCCATCGCGTCCTTCTGGCAGAGGCACCCGGCGCTGAAGGCGTTCCCGCTGCCGTGCTTGGTCAGGGCGATGCTAGACAGGTTATGCGTGTGCCCGTGGATCAGAGCGCCGCCGGCCTCGGCGTAGTGGAGGCCCTGCTTGACGGTGGCGTTCTCGCCGTGGGCGTAGCCATGCACGAAGGCCACGGGGCCGAGGCGGTAGACACCCTTGTCGGCGTGGTAGGGGAGGATTGTCTTCGCCCCGGAGGCCTTGGCGGTGGCGTTGATGTCGGCCTTGATGTCGGCGCAGTAGTCGCGAACCATCGCCGAGCCGGAGGACGCGATGAGGTTGTCCAGGCGGTGCTCGTGATTGCCCCAGAGGTAGACGGTGGGGCGGTAGCGGCGGAGGAAGTCCTTGCCCGCGTCGAGGTCGGCCTTGAGGGACTCGCCGGACTCCGCGTCAGAGGAGCCGACGCCACGGCGCAAGGCTCGGAGGTCGAAGTGATCGCCACCGGCGACCCTGACCTCGGGCTTGTAGTCCTTGCAGAACTCCCAGAGGGCGTCGAGGGCCTCGGGGTCGGCCATGTCCCCGTGGGAGTCGGAGGCGAAGACGAAGCGGACTGGCTTGCTCATACCTTTGCGGTCTTGAGCCCGAGCTCGACGAGGCGGCGGTCACGGTATGCCCGGGCCTCGATGATGTCCTGCGGGCATCGCTCGATGATGCGAGTCCCTGCGCGGTTGATGCGGAAGTAGAGACTCCCGTTGATGTGGGCGATGTATGCGTTCGGGCGTTCAGACCAGCGGGCGAACGAGACGGCCTTGACCTTGCCGACGGTGAACTTGGGGCAGGAGAGCAGCCAGGAGGCCCGCTCGATGGAGATGCCCATGCCGGCGGCCCATACGGCTTGCTCGCGGGTCAGAGTTTCCATGCGCGGGCCATGCGGCGACCTTCCGCCATGATGTCGTTACGGCTGTTAGGCTTGAAGCAGAGCTCGACGTCGAAGTCTACCTCGGCCCGCAGGTCGAGGACTGACCAGGCTTCCTCGTCGTTCGCGGGGAGGACGCCGGCGGTGGAGATGTAGACCGTCCGCAGGTTCCAGTTGTATTCGTCCATGATGCGGCTGACGACCTTGTACTCATTCAGGTAGCGCCAGTCCGAGCAGACTACCGTCTCATGCGGCAGGCCGTCGGCGCTGACGAACGGGAGGTAGCGGGCGAGGTGCTCGGCGAACACGTCCTGATTAAGGGAGCGGGCGAACTTCCCGGTCGAGACTAGGAAGTCGCGGTGCTTGACCTTGAACTCCTCATTAAAGAAGTCCCCGTCGAGGTGCAGATAGGACAGCATCGCGTTGGCGCACTCCTTGAGCGGGTCGGCGAAGTTGACCTTGTAGGCCCTGCGCTCAGACCATTCCATCAGGCCGCTGGCGAGGGTGTCCTTCCCGGCCCGTGAGAAGCCCGCGATCATCACGAGGGTCGGGCGGCCTTCGGTGATAGCCATCAGACGGCGGTGGCTAGGCGTTTGGCGTGGCGGCGGGCCTTGCGGAACTGGCGGCCCGAGAGGTTCAGCGCCTTGCGGAGGTGACGCGGCTTGACGGTGGCGTCGCGGAGGAGGGCCTCGGCGCAGATCAGGAGGCGAACCTCCCGGGACTGCGAGCGGGCCTCGGTGATGAAGTCGGCGTCCATTAGAAGGGAACGTCCCCTGACTGCGGTTCGGCTGCGGTCGGCTTCACGGTGCCTCGGGAGAAGGCCAGTTTATATTTGAACTGGGGCTTGCCCTGCCATTCGCCGTTCGGCTCGACGGTGACGGCCACGTCGACGGTCTGACCGCAGGCGGGCTTGAGGTACTCCAGGAACTCGGCCTGAGTCGCGTCGGTGCGTATCTCGGCGGTGAACTTGCCGGAGAACTTGCCGACGAGCATGGCGAGCGCCTTGCCGTACTTGGTCGAGTAGTTCTTGGACAGGCAGTTGCCCTCGACGTCGACGAAGAACAGGCGGGAGGAGGTGGTGCCGTCCTCCCAGACCTTGACCTTCTCGAACTTGGGGGCGATGAGCTTGAGGCGGTAGTTGCCGGACTGTTCGATGGTCTTGAGCGGGGGGCGGTCGTTTGCGGGTTGGGTCATGTTCGTATTAGGCGAAATTGATGGGGGCGGCGGCGTCGCTCGGGCCCTTGTTCAGGTCTAGCGTCTGGATGTCCTGGGTATAGCCGGGCCACTCGCCCGAGGCGCTGCACGTCTTGTAGGCCTCGACGGCCTTGACGAAATCGGTGTAGCCGTAGGCCATCAGGTCGGGGCCGAGCTCGTAGACAGCGGTCTGGAGGGTCTCCTTCTCGACGCAGATGAAACGGAAGCCTTGGACGTGCTCCTTGAAGCCGGCTTGGTAAGCGGCCTTATAGAAGTTAGCCTGGAGGTTGTAGCGGTAGGCGCGGACGGCCTTGAGGAAGCCGGAGGGGGAAGCATCCTCGCAGGTCTTCAGATCGTACAGGAACCCATCCTCCCCGACCGCGTCGATGGCGGCCTTGATGGGGCAATCCATATAGGAGGCCATGAACATCAGTTCGGTATGCTTGAACTTGAAGCCGTGGCGCTCGATGCACCCCATCGCGGCGGCGGCGATCTTGTGCGCCTCGGCGGCCTCCTCGTTACTCAGGACGGTCGTGCCCGGTTCAAGGGCGGAGGCGAAGGCCTCGTAGGTGGCCTTGCCGTCCTTCGTGCGGCGGTCGCAGACGGGGGCGATGGCGAAGGCGGTGCGGGCCTTGGCGGGCTCCAGGACAAGGGCGTGGACGTAGGAGCCGAGGC